GCGATCTCCGGCTGGTGCGCCGGGATGTGGCAGACGGTGAAGGCGACCTTCGTCGGCGTGATGGCGTGGTTCGCGTCGTTGCCTGCGCGCTTCGGCGAATTTGGGCGCAACATGATCTCGGGCATGATCAACGGCATCACGGGCATGCTGGGGCGGCTGAAGGAGACGATCGTCGGGGCCGCCTCGTCCGCGGCCAACTGGTTCAAGGCGAAGCTCGGTATCCACTCGCCCTCGCGCGTGTTTGCCGGGTTCGGCGGGTTCATGATGCAGGGGCTATCGAACGGCATCGATGGCGGTGCCGCCGCGCCCGTCCGCCGCCTCGACCGCCTGTCCCGCCAGATGACCTCCGCCATCGCGGTCGGCACCGCCGTTCCCGCTATGGCGATGGCCACGCCCGGCGGAGCGTCGGCAGGTAGATCTCCCGCGAGCGCACCGGTCGGCGTGACTCGCAAATACGAAATCCACCTTCATGCGGCGCCGGGCATGGACGAAGCGAAGCTGATCGACCTGCTCGAACGTAAGCTTGCGGACATCGAACGCCGCGATGTCGCGAACGATCGGTCGGGTTTCGCCGACAAGGATGAATTCTGATGCTGCTCGCCATCGGCCTCTTCCCCTTCGCCATCCCCACGATCGTCCACGACGAGCTGCAACGCCGCGCGTCGTGGATCCACGCGACGTCGCAACGAATCGGCGCGCGCGATGCGACCCAGTTCATCGGCGTCGGCGCGGAAACCATCTCGCTCCGCGGCGTCGCCCATGCCGAACTCAGCGACGGACGCGCCTCGCTCGACGAATTGCGCTCGATGGCGAACACCGGCAACGCGTGGTCCGTCGTCGACGGCGCGGGGCAGGTCTACGGCGCCTTCGTGATCCAGGGCATCGATGAGGGGCTGAAGGAACTCGGCCCCGACGGTCGCGCCCGCAAGATCGAATTCGGCATCGACCTGCTCCGCGTCGACGACGACGCGGACGGACGCGCATGATCGCCAATATCCCCGATTTCCGCGTAACGCTCGACGGCGCCGATCTCACCGGCACGTTGCAGGAACGCGTCGCATCGGTGGGCGGCAGGATCCGGACCCGGCTGATCTCGCTGTCGATATCCGAAAAGCGCGGCGAGGCGGCGGATCAGCTCGACATCGTGCTCGACGACAGCGACGGCAGGCTGGCACTGCCGAAGACCGGCGCGATCCTGTCCGTCCAGATCGGCTGGAAACAGGGCAGCGACGTCGTGCCCGGCCTGGTCGACAAGGGCAACTTCAAGGTCGACGAGGTCGCCCATGCCGGTCCCCCCGATCAGATCACGATCCGCGCCCGATCGGTCGATTTCACCAGCGACCTCAAGACCCGCCGCGAGAAGGGCTGGCATGCCACCACCCTCGGCGCGATCGTCGATCAGGTCGCCGCGCACCATGGCCTGAAACCCCGCTGCGCCCCCGCGCTGGCGTCGATCGCGGTGACCGCCAAGGCACAGAGCCGCGAAAGCGATCTCGCCTTCCTGCGCCGCCTGGGCCGCGAACGCGATGCCGTCGCGACGATCAAGCGCGGCGCGCTGATTCTCTCGCCGATCGGCGCGGCCACGACGCCCTCCGGTCGCGCGATCCCGACGCTGACGATCCACCGCCGCGATGGCGACACCCATAATTTCAGCCGCCAAAAGCGCGACGACGTTCCCGGCGTTGCCGCCACTTGGCACGACCGCAAGGCGGGCAAGCGGCAGACCTTCACCGCGGGGAACGCCGATGGCGCGAAGAAGCTGTCCCGCGTCTACGGCAACGAAGACGACGCCAGTGCCGCCGCCACCGCCGCGCACAGCCGCGGCCAGCGCGAACCCGTCTCGCTTGATCTCAACTTCGCTCTGGGCCGCGCCGACGTATCGCCGGAACAGAAGGTCACGGTCGTGGGCTACAAGGCCGAGATCGACGCGGTGTCGTGGATCGTCGGTGAGGTATCGCACAGTCTCGGCGACCGCGGCTTCGCGACGAAGATCAAGCTGCAAACGTCGAACTAGGGTCTTGGGTCGATCGACCATGGATGGCGCGAAGGTCGCAGCCGATCACCCCCGCAACCGTCGCTGCAACGCCTTCCACCCCCGATCGTCCGCCGGGAAGAAATCGATCACGGTCGGTGCAGACGACGTCGCCCGCGCGTGGCCCGCCCGCGCGCCACAGCGCGAACACCGGAAATGCGTCAGCGCGCCCGCGTGGATCGAATCGGGCCAGCGGTGAAGTCGAAACCACAACACGCAGGCATGCGGATCGAGCACGCCCTGATGGGAACAATGCCCGTTGCTGCAGCTGACCTGCAGATTCATCCCGTGGCGAACCCAATCGTACAGCCCGTGAAACGTCTTCGCACCCATGAACCCGGCAAGAACACAACGGGAACACGGAGCGCAACACCGATCAGCGCCCGCGGGTCGGAAAAACCGGCCCGCGCACCGTCATCGTATCGGCTGGATAGGGCTGTTGCAATGCGACGGCGTCGGCATAGCTGCCCTGCAGCCATCGATCCCAGTCGGCCTCGGCCAGGATCGTGATCATCGCCTTCGGATGGATCGGCGCGACCAGCGCGTTGGGCGGACACGTCACCATCGCGAATCCGGCGCCTTCCATGGTCGGTTGCCAGAAACCCGCCAGCGGCTGGTCGGTCACCGCGAACCACATCTCCCCCTTCAGCGGTGGTTTGCCATCGCCCAGGTCGTGCTTGTCGGGCGTCCATTCGCAAAATTCGGTCAACGGGATCAGGCACCGATGCGCGGGATCGTCGGCCAGCGCTCGCCACTGCGGCAGCTTCAGGTTGCGGACATTGGTCATCGGCCACGGCGCGTTGCCGCCCAGCACGTCCCACGCCATCACGTCGAGCCCGCGCGCCCCGTTCTGCTCGCGCACGACATAAGACCGGCCCTTGGGGCGCAGCTCGACCGGGTCGAAGCGGTTGTCCATCGGCTTCGGGTTCGACCAGTCGCCACCGAACCGCTCCATCAACAGCACGGGGTCGCCGGTATTGCGGGCACGATTGCACATCGAACGGAACTCCGGACGCGCTCAGCTGTCGTCAATCAAAACGACATAGCGCTTTTTTCTGTACGCGCTCCAGCGTGAAAGCGGCAAAGTTTGTCCGAGCAAACTCGCGGTGACCAACAATGATTTCTTCTCGGCCAGCGACGCGGGATAGAGAGCAGCATAGGTTGGTTAAGGGGCTGATTTCGTTTGTTGCCCGGCTCTTGAACGACCGGATAGATAATTGTCTCGCGCGACCCGATCGAGCCGTTCTTCTTCGGCAACAAAATCGCTCTCCGCCTGTTCTTGTGCGGCGCGCTCCTCGTCGGACACTGGAATCAGCGGTTCTAACCCCTGCAAAGCCAGAATGCTTTCAAGGCGTCCGGTTTCTTTGCTGGTCCGTTTTTTGGGGGGCGGAAAGCTGTCTATAATTTCCTGCCGTTGATTCTCACGCAATAGCGCATCGGCCTCGGCCTTCAATTCGGCTTTGCGTTGCGCCTCATCCTTCGCGATCCGTTCCTGACGCGACATTCGAGTTTCGCCTCCAAGATCCTGTGTAGCTTGGCGAAATTCGGCCACATTAAGCTGATACGCGGCCAGGTTGCGTTTGGCATCGGACGCGGTTTCCGAGATCTTGGTGGTATACTCTCGCATCAATTGGCGGTCGTCAGCGTCTGACGCTGGAGCCGCGATGACGTGTTCAAGGGTCTGTACCGTGGCGACCAGGTTCGCCTGAAATGTGTAGAAATCCAGTCCCATACCGATATTTGGCCAAGCGGTGAGGGGCAACTCGGCAAGCTTGTTGATCTTCGGCGCGACGCGACTGCGAAGGTCACTGAGGTCACTTCGTAAGACCCTTAAAACAAAAGAAATATCAGCGACATTGTCGACGATGTCACCGCTGTTCTGCGCGAGATAGGCGACTTCATCGAGCGCCTCCTGCCAGAAATGAGCGATCGTCTCGACCAGCTCCGCTTCGGATTGGGTTTTGTCACGCGTCGATCGACGAGCCTCCCAATTGGCGATGAAGAACGCCGCCAGGATTGCCGCAACGGATCCGATTGCCTGCACACAGGCGGGCCAGTCGAGGCTGCTTGACGTGATGGTGACCGAACTGATCGCTTGTGCGAGTTGCTGGATCGCTTGATCCGATAATACGACGGGGGTCTGCATACCTCCGTTCGTGCCGCAAAAATACGACCAATCAATTAATAGACGATGTGACCGCAGCTCGTCCGCTAATTCTCAAACCATCCGAAAAGGATAAAACGTACGTAACGACTTTCCCACGGCATTTTCGTTTAGTGCCGATAGGGATACCCCGCCATCAACACTTTGCGGCGAGAAAGCCGGTCACATTTAGGCGTGGGGGATAAACCGGACGATCAGGCCCACGATCACCGTCAACGCGACAAGCATGGTGACGAGCGTCGAAAACATCCATGGCTTCGTGGGGAGGTGGCGGACATTCTCTTTTAACGTGCCGACATCGACACGCATATCGCTCACGTCCTTGACCAGCGTGTCGAGGTTCTTCTCCAGGCGGGCAACGCGGGCTTCCATGTCACCAGATGTGCCACCGCCGTCGCCGTCCTTCAACCCCGGGGGGCGTTCGAACTGTTCCGTTTGCCATGTTCGGTCTTTGAAATTTGCCGCGACGAGTGCGCGGTAGTCGGGCCGCCAGAAGCAAATTTCATCGCTTGGAGTATTTAGCTCGATCCTTAAGGTATTTTTTCCGATCGAAGCTATAGGCCGCTACAATGTAGCTAGTTGTTTTCGGCAGCCCACGTTGAACGGCTTCATCGGTTAGCGTAAACGACGACCCCGTTACCGATATTTCTCGGCCATCTCCCTCACCTAAATCGTATTTAATATCGCGCTCTGACTTAGGAAATGTAAGTTGCTCAAATATTTTTGCAGGTGGGAGGCCTTCAAGGGTAAAATCAAAACCATAGACATCAACAAGCGCAAGCAGTATGTCGCGAGGTGTTTTCGCTCCCGAAAGATCTACTGCTTCCGGAAAAACCCTAAAAGCATCGCTGACAAATAAGGTATCGCGCATCCGCATCGCGTCGATTAACAACCAGTGCTCGTGAGCGGTATTTACGTCTTGGGGTACGACAATTAATGTCATTCCCTTCTGGTCAGGTATTGGTGACGCATCTGCTGTTAGATGCTGAACATCAGAAGCGGACGCTATCATACGCTTAATGTACTTCTCGTTTTCATGTGCTAGTTTCATCGCATTGCGCTGAAAGTTAACTTTGTAAGCGCTAAGCGGCAAACGTCCCTCACGACCCATCCGGTCTCGGATCGCTGCCGAATCTTCATCACCCATAATCGCGCTGATGACTTGCTTCGATAAAAACTCACGAAGCTTTTCTTCAGGATTATCGCCAGGCTGCAAGTTGATGAATTGTCGAGCTTCCGCAAGTAACTCTTGCGCCTCTTTGGCAAAGCGCCCAGCGTTTACGGACTGATATGGAACCTGTTCTTGTGACAAGGCGGCAACAGCGAGAATCGCTTGGGCGGTCTTAGGATCATGTCGCGATAACGTTTCTAGCTGCATAGCATTGGCTCGATTGGCTGAAATTCGTTAGCGTTCAAATCAGGTATCACATATTCCGGTCGGCCGCTCGCTCGATGTGCCCGGGGGACTTCGAGAACCCTCCCATGGACGGCACCATATGGAATTGCATATATCATCGGCTTCCACTCAGAAATATGTGCGCCTTTCAGATATTCTACCACCTCCCGTGCCTTGGTGGCTTCAATTTTTTCCGCTGCTAATAGGTCCAATGCGACTTTCTCCAATTTCGCACGCTGCCTTTTTACGTCCTCATTGTGCTCATCGCCCTTCGATGCTGCTGCGAAGAGCGAACGATAAATGGTAGCGGGATCAGACGATGGCGGTTGGCCATAACCTCGTTCATATCGACTGACCGCTTCGCCTTCAAATACGGGGGAACACCATACATAATAATGCGGAAAGAAGTGAGTGCAGATAGCATGTACCACGCGGTTGGTAGCTGACCACATCAGCAGCGGAGGTGGCGTGAAAGTTGCGACTGGCCACGGCGTTTCTACAAACTTGGTAGTTTCAATTATCAGATCGCTCACTGAAGAACCTGCGTGCAGAATGCGATCTTCGTGCCCTGACAGTAATCACGCACCGCTGCCTTGGCCTTGATATCGTTGGCACCGGCCCCGCGCACGAGCAGCAGGTAGGCGGCAGGATCTCCGTGCTCCTCGGCGATACGCAAAAGATCGGAACCAACAATGGTGTAATGGAGCAGCGCCGTTCCGTTGCTGGACCGCACGATAAAATTGACGGCGGTTAGCGAACGCCCCTCAGCTGGACTGGCAGCGGCTTCTTCCGCAATTCCCGCCGTGGCGAGTGCGACCGCCTGAATGAAAGCGCTAGTCATCGGCGGGTCGGGGAAGATCATGTCGACGTTGAGGACGGGCAACATCGACGCGTCCTTCTTCACGACGGGCACCGACAGCGGGCGCGTATCGTCTTTGCCTTCGCCGCCGGATTTGGTGAGAATGTAAACGACACCGAGGATCACTAAGAATGCGACGATCGGCGCGAGGCAACCGATCAGCGTGATTTTGCGCGCGCGCTGGATCGCCGCGGGGTCTCGAACCGCCATTTAGATCCTCCGCCCGATGAACACGACGCGCCCGACCAGCGTGACCTCGTCGCCCAGAACTTCCTCGTCGCCGACCAGCTGGTTGTCGGATTTGACCACGACCCTGTCGCCCCGCGCGCGCAGGCGTTTGATCATGCCCATTTCGCCGACCGCCAGCGCCCAGATCGCGTCCTGCTCGTCGAGCCTGCGGCGCGACCGGTCGATGATCACCATGTCGCGGTCGCGGATCGTCGGGTCCATCGAATCGCCGCGGCCTCTCGAGATCGTCAGCAGCGCCGGTGGCGATGCCGTGATCGATTCGATCCAGGTGCGGGGGAAGTGGTGGACGCGTTCCTCGACATAGTCCGACGTCAGCGTGCCGCCCATGCCGTAATCCTGATCGATCTCGGTAATCGCGACCAGGTCGAGATGCTCGGCGATATCGCGCTCGGTCGGGGCGGGCAGGGCGCCTGCCGTCGGGTCGTCCGTTTCACCGGTCAAATACGCAGGCGTGGTGCCCAATTCCCGAGCGATGACATGAAGATGCTTTGATCCGTAGGCCGTCCCTACCGCCAGCTTGTTGATCGCCGTTGGGGAAATGCCGACGCGACGCGCGAGCTCAGACTGGCTCAGGTTCGCCTTCTCAAGCAAATTTCGAAAGCGGGCGGCGTCTAACATGGTGCACAAGCTACAACCTCGGTTGCAGATGCCCATAAGAGTTTAGGGGTTGACGCTCCTGCAACCTTAGTTTTAGTTGGCAGCATGACATGCGTCGCTACCCCATTCGAATCGCTCATGGCCGCTGTGGCTCGGGCTGGCTCGAACTCCGCTCTTGCACGACTATGTGGTGTGTCGCCGACCGCAGTCTGGAAATGGGTCCAGAGCGGCAAGCGCCTCCCCGCCGAGCACGTCCTTGTCGTCGAGCACGCAACCGGTATATCGCGCCATCTCCTTCGTCCGGACATCTACCCGGCAGACCTCGCACCGCGCACTCCCTGCGACGGCGACGATGCTGGCATAGATGCAGGCGTCCCGATCGTCGCGTACGATCGGGACGCCGCTTCGCACCGGGTTCGCGCGGCATGACCAATCTGCGCACCCCACTGACTTTCGCCGACGCGATGACTCGCGTTGCGGGCGTCCTGACCTATCCCGACGTGCGTCGCCTGATGCGCCGGTCCGATCGCTGCGTCCGCAGCTGGTCCGAACCCGCCAGCGGCAAGCGCCCTACCATCGAACAGGCGCTGGCGCTCGATCTGGCCTATCGGCTGGCGGGCGGGCAGGGGGCGCCGTTCCGCGACGCCTACGACCATCAACTCGGCGTCGCGGTCAGCGATGCGACCCCGTGCCGCCTGGCGCTGGGCGCCGACATCGCGGAGGTCGCGCGCGAGACGGGCGAGGCGATCGCCGCCAGCGTCGCGCTGATGGATCCCGCCATCTCCCCGCGCGCCGTTCATCGCGCGCTGGTCGAGGTCGAGCAGGCGCAGGGGCGCTTCGCCACGCTCCTGACGCGCGTCACCAAATTCCTCCCGCTCGGCGCGGGTTCGATCGCGGGGAATACCGGGGGACTATGATGACGACCAGAAGGACAGCTGCCAGACTACCGGCGATCAAATGCCCGCATTGCGATGCGAAGGCGATCGTCCGCAACAGCACCGACATCACGACGATGGTGCGGGAGATCCGTCTCGAATGCACCAACGACGATTGCGGCCATACCTTCGTCGGCCAGCTGTCCGTCATCCGCACGATCAGGCCCAGCCTGACGCCGCGGGCGGACGTCCGCCTCCCTTTCGCCAACCCCAACCTGGTCGGGCCACGCCCAAGACCGGCGAATGACGATCAACCCGTCCCGGCCAACGATGACCACGGCATCGCCGCCGCGATCGGCGCCGTCATGACCATGACCTGATCCCCCCGCGGTTTCGGTCGCAACCGCCCCCGCCGACCTGCCCGATCCGAAAGCCCCCGCTTTCGGAAACGCCATTCCCTTGCCTGTGCCCCGCCCTCGAAAGGACCATGCGATGATCCAGATTGCCCTGCCTACCGGACGCCGTTGCGACCCGCCCGTCGCGCTGCCGCCCGTGTCGCCCGCCTCCTATCTGCGTCTGCGCCGGATGGCGGCCGGGGGTGTCGGTCGCCACTCTCGCCCGGTCGATGAACCCCAACGATTTCGACACGACCAAGGCCATGGTCCACCTCCTCGAAACCGAGGGTACCGCCGCCCGCTATCGCGAGACGATGGAGGCATTCGCCCGCGCCATGCCGATCGACGTCGACGTGTATCTGCAATTGCGCGACACGCCCGCCGACCGGCACCCGCGGATCTGTCGCGGGTGCGCTTGCAGCGATCACGACGCCTGCGTCTCCGCCGACGGCGCTCACCGGTGCTCCTGGAGCGGCTCGGCCATCTGCTCGCGCTGCGACGACGCGCCCGCCGCGACGGTGCTCCAGTGACCGGCCTGGCCCGGCCCCAGGGGCATGTCGCGCTCGAACGTCGCATGCGCCACCGACGCGCGGCGAAGATCGTGATCGCGATCGTGTTCGCGGTCGTGTGGATCCCGATCGCGGTAATCATGATCGTCGCCAGCGCCACTGATCGGCGCGCGTAATGGCCGCGCCTCAGATCGTCCATGCGATCGGCATCCTCCTCTTCTCGGGGGCGGGGGGCACCGCCATCGGCGTCATTGCGACGACGATCGCGCCCCAGCGGCGTCGCATCCTGCGGCTCGCGCTCGGCCACGTCGACGATGCGCCGCGCGCCATCGTGCGGACGGACGGCGCGACGTGACATGGTGCTCGTCGCCGTCTGCCGCGGGGAACGCGCGCTCCACCGGGGGCTGGGGCGCACCGGGCGGCAGTGCGACGTCCTCGCCGTTCGCCGCGTCTGCGCCTCGGTGCGCTTCGACGATGGCGTCGTGCTGCTCGTCCGCGCCGCGGATCTCCACCCCGTGCCGCGCCGACCGCCGCAGATGTTCTGACCCGGCGCCCGGTCTTGTTGAGACGCTCTCTACAAGACCGCCCGCTGGCGCGATCGCCCGCCCGCCGCTCACCACCAGGAATTGCACCATGACCGCAGCCAGCATCCCCGACGATCGATCGATTGGCGTCATCGAATCATCGACGTCACCGGCGAACTGCGCCGCTAATCCAGCTCACCGTGGCCGGTCGATCGGCATCCGCCGCATGATGGGTCTGGAAACCGCCGCCGCGATGCTGGGCGGGCAGGGGCCGCTCGCCGTCGCGCTCGGCATCGAACCCCGCAGCCTGCGCGCCAAGCTGTCCGCCGATCGCGGCGTATCCGACGCCGACCTGCTCTTCGCCGCCGCCGCGATCGAAACGCGCGCGGCAAAGCTTCTCGCGCATGCCCAGAAGCTCCGCGATGAAGTCGCGGTCGATGTTGCCGCAGGGGATCGGTGATGGATTGTTATCCGTCGGTTCCGATGATCGCAGGCCATATCGGTCCCGCTGCCCGCGTGATGCTCGACCATCGCATCGCGGAAGAGCGCATGGTGGCGCTCGATCCACCGTTCGAACGACCGGACTGGCTGTATTCGATCACCAGCCTCAGCTGCATGCCGCAGGCGTTCGTCATGGGCGCCTCGGGCCAGGTCGCCCGCCGCTGGGTGCTGGCGGACGAGGTCGACTGGTCGTGCGCGGTTGGGGTCCGGTTCGAAACGCCATGGGGCAAGCCGATCGATCTCGACGATTTCGGCGACGACGAGGATTACTGGCAATGACGGGGCGCAAACCGGTCGAGCGGCGTGATGGGCCTGCCTCGGCGATCCCGCGTCAGCGCTGCGGCTGCGCGGAATGCGCTGCGCTCGATCGGATATATCCGGCGGACGGCTGGCAATTGCCGATGCCCCTTGTCGAGCGGAATCGGCCCGAACCCGAAGACAGGAAACACCATGGCTAGTCCGACCGCAGGCACCCTCTTCGCGCTCGATCGCCGCCTGACCCGAAAGATCGAAACCGAGAAGACGCTCCAGATGAGCCCGGTCGAGCTCGACTGGCTCGTCGCCTCGGGCGCGATCGACACCTTCCGCGCCTTCGTGGCCGACCAACAGAGGACATTATGCGCAGAACGCCGCGCCCGAAGGCACTCTATCAGCGCGGGGACTTCCGGCTCTACCGCCGCCCCGACCGAACCAACCTCGAAATCGTCTGGTACGACGCCGCCCTCCGACGCGAACGAAGCGCTTCGGCAGGCACAGGCGATGACCGGCGCGCTCGGCTAGAGGTCGACCGCCGCTATCTCGAAGGGACGGGCTCGCCGATCTGTTCGGGGTGCGGTCGCCCGTTCGACGGCAACGCCGCGCCGCTGCTGACCAGGGCCATCACCGACTATCTATTGCTCGGCGAGGATAAGGCCGGGTTCAAGGCGACCCGCGGGCGGCTGTCGTTGGCCGTCGCCTATACCGCCGCGACCGACGTCACCGTCACCGTCGCCGCGATCGATGAACGCTGGGTCGACCGTTTCCGCAAATGGCTCGCCGCCCGCCCGATCGTCGCGCCCAAGAGCGGCGCAAAGCGCGAACGCTCGCTCGGTCATATCGAAGGCTGCGTCCGCCAGCTCGCCGCGGCCATCAACGCGACGCCGGGACAGAAGGCGCAGTTCAAGGCCGCCCAGACCAGAACCGTGTCGGCATCGCCGCGATACCGGGCCGACGTCGCCATGCTGGCCGCGATGTTCCGCTACTGTCTGGAGCCGTCCGGCCCGAAGGTGCGCAGCCCCAAGGAGCGCGAGACCTACATCGGCTATCGCGCGAACCTGCTGAGATACCTCCGCGCGGCAGTCGCCACCTGGGCGCGACCCGAGGAAATCGCCGATCTGCGGGGCGACCAGTGGATCGCCAGCGCGGGCGCGCTTGATCTCAACCCGCGCGGTCGTCGCCAGACCCGAAAATATCGCGGCGTCATCCCGATCCCGCGCCAGTTCGCGCCCTATCTCGCGGCGACCCGCGGCAATTACATGCCGATCGCCAACATCCGCGGCGCGTGGGACACCATGCGCGCCGAGATAGGCCTGCCGGAGGAGCGCGGCGAGGCTGGCTGGAAACTGATCCGCCGCTCGATGGCGACGCTCGCCCGCCGACGCATCGGCGAGGCCAATTGGCGACAGGGGGAACTGATGCTCGGCCACGTCCGGGCATCGACCAGCGACATCTACGCGCTGCGCGACCCGGCCAATCTCGGCCTCGCGCTAGCGGCCACGGAATCGATCATCGACGACATCTGCGGACTCGTTCCTGGTGCCTTTCACCGCACCGGCACCGCAAACGACCGACTAAACAATCATGAAAAGGGGAGTAAAAATGGCTGA